GGGTAGATTTTTCATGTCATGGATAATTAACGATGATTTCTTTGGACTCGCAATAAGAATTGGCAGAGAAGTAACTGAAACAGCAGGATATGTATATCATATTACAATTCATATAGGTTATGGACAGGTTACGATAGGAGTTATTGGAAAATGAATTAAACTTTTTACCCATGAAAACTGTAATTCATCTTGGAAATACACTCTATAACGATAAGTTTTGAAAATGAATGATATCAAGGAATTGAATTGAGCCACAGGAAAGTGAGGAGCAGACAGATGCCACATAGTTTAAGAGTCAAGATAAAAGGTTTGCGGTACAAGGGAATAATCACAGATAAGGATTGCGACCGACTTTGCAAGGCACTTGATAACGAAAAGGTGCTTGACAAAATAAGAGCCGAGATAGCCGAGTACAAAGACGATAAAGTTATTCACGCAGAACGAAATGAAATGATTGATATAGTGCTTGAGATCATCGACAAGTACAGGAAAGGAGAACAGGGATGCTGAATATGTGGGGTAGCACAGGAATAATGCCCGATTATGACGAGGTATTTTATGACGGCTTTTTGTATATCATACGGAGAGTAAAAAAGGGATATATCACAGATAGCGAAGAAGTTGAACCCGAATATGCCGTTGAGGTCAAGTGCCTAAATGCAGAATATGATGAGCCGTGGACGCTTGAAGATATAGCAAGTGAATATCCCGATGTTGTCAAGGTTATCTTTGAGGATGCTTTAAGGGGTGCGGTCTACAATCACGGCAATCATGCAACAGAGCGAAACGGAACAGCCGAGAAGTGGGAAAAGGTCGGTGAAACGCTAGGTTACGCATGAAGGGAGAACAGGAATGACAACATTTGAGGGGATGTGTATAGGTTATTTAGGTGGGGTCGTAACAACACTAATCTGCGTACTAATAGGGGTTTATTTCAACAGGAAGGAGAAAGATATGAGTGGGATCAATAATCTTCAATACAACAAGATGTTAGAAGAGTACAAAAAGGACGGGAAGTTCTCGGACTATGTTAAGCGGTGTATGCGTACTTACGGAACTAACGTCCGGGAAGAACTGCATAAACAGATCACATGGGAATACTACAAAAGCGTAACGGAAGGGGTGAACAAAGAGAAATGACGGAACTTAAATACCTGAAGGACATAGCGGAGCAACTCAAGGGAATAAAAAGGGAACTGCATAAGCACAATGAGATCATGCAAAGATGCTTTTTATTGCAAAATGATGTGGGGGTAAAGGATGAAACTATCTGTTGTATGGAAACCGGGCAACCCGATGACGTGTGAGGCGTACTTGGACGGGAAACAACTTAAAGGATGTAAGTACGTCCATGTGGAAGACTTAAAACTGTACCCGGCTGAAGGTTGCGTACTAAAAGGCGAGATCGAGGGCAGCTTCATCTACAAAGACGGAATAGTACGTGCATTAGGAAAGTGAGGGAAATATGAATTTACAAGCATTTGCAGAAGGTGAGGACATCAACAAGGTACTAGAGCCATTAGGTCTGAAAGTAGACCCGTTGACGCAGGGTTTTGTTAATCAGGCCGCAAAAAACATCTACTTCTTGTTGTCAATGAACTTTATGACACATGAAGAGGCACAGACGGTGTTTAACCGGGTCGTGGCTATGATAGGTCGTAAATTGAAGGAGATATAAGCATGGGAGATAATTTCGGACTACAACCGAACAACACTTATGAGCGTACTGCGACAGAACGTGGTTATGAGATTATGTCGTACTACGAAACCAAAGACGAGATAGATCACGTTATAAGTCAGCTTCACGGGTCGAACGTGAGGGCGTTTAAGGCACACCATAAAATCTCAGAGAGAACAGCCGGATTTTCAAGTGATTTGTGGTATCTATGGGTAAAGACAGAGGATCTTGTCGAATACAACAGACGCATCAAGCTAGGACTGCCGTTGTTGAATGAGAAACCCCCGAAGGAAAAGAAAGAGCCGAAATTAAGGCCGCGCAAGGAAACAGCCGGGATAATAATCAAGATGAAGGACGAAGATCACAAGACGTTTGACGAAATAGCCGCAGAACTACAAAGACCTTCAAGCACAGTAATGGCGTACTACTATCGGGGCAAGCGCGGTGAGTTTGACAAGGAGAAAAAATGAGGTACGGATTGCCATATAAAGGCTCGAAGAACAGCATAGCGGAGTGGATTGTTGATAATCTCCCACCCGCTGACACCTTTGTTGATTTATTCTTTGGCGGTGGCGCGGTGACACACAGAGCAATGCTGACCGGGAAATATAAGCACTTTATTATCAATGATATTGATGATCGTCTGCCGAAGCTGTTTCTGGATTGCGTACACGGCAAGCATACAGCCGATAAACACCCTGAATGGATAACAAGGGAAGAATTTAACAGGCGCAAGCGCGAGGATGCTTACATAGGCTTGATATGGAGTTTCGGAAACAACGGGAAGGATTATCTTTACGGTGCAGATATAGAGGATATGAAACACGCCTATCATAAAGCCGTGTATTTTGACGATATAGACGCTTTGCGACCTTATGGGTATAAATTAACCATAAGCAATAAAAAGGGCATATATGAGCGATATTTAGACTACCAACGGCAAGTAAAGAAACAGACACCAAACATTCAACTTGAGGTAGTAACCAGACAGACCGAGATTGAGAGACTACAATCCCTACAGTCGCTACAATCCCTACAGTCGCTACAATCCTTCGGGCGGGATTATCGGGAGGTAGAGATCCCCGAAGGGGCATTGATATATGCTGACCCACCTTATTATCAGACGAACTGTGGTAAGTATTCAGGCTTTGATAATGATACATTCTACAAGTGGGCATGGGAACAGGACAACATATTCATATCCGAGTATTGGATGCCGGATGATTTTATAGAGGTTGCGAGAATTGAAAAGACTATACTTTCTGCGGCAAACGGAAACAGTCAGAAAGCCGAGGAAAAGATATATACTAATAGGCGTACTTATGATCGTTTGCCTGATGATTTCAAAGAGCGTATCAAATTCAATAAAGCAGAACAGATGACGATGTTTGACTTCGGGTACTGTCCGTATCAGGAATAGTCGCGTACTAGAAAATTTCAGAAAGTCGCGTACTAGCGGCAACCGTAATTTTTTTACGGCAGACCATTTGAAAATTTTGCCCCAAAAATGAACCCTCAAAAATTGATCCAGAGATCACGCGTTATTTTATACTCAAAATTGACCCGGTTTTTTAATCGATTTTTACCCCGAAAAAGCACAAAAAAAACACACGTTCTAAACAGATGTTTAAAACATATGTTCTTTTAGATCGGGCAAAAAATAACCCCGGGATGATATGCCCGGGGCTTTTTTATGCTATGATCCTTTGAACTTCTTCAAGTGATATAAAGGGGGCTTGCAACCGTTCAAGTCGTAAAGAACCATTTCGGAGATATAGCGAGTCCCCGTTGCCGGTCAAACGTTCCGCGCCGCCTTGATCCAAAATGATCCGGCTGTCAATGTTGGAGATAGTTCGAAAAGCTAGCCGAGTCGGGATGTTGCCTTTTAAAGTTCCATTTATCACTGTGGAGTCCGGCCGTTGTGTTGCAAGTATGACGTGAATCCCGGCCGCGCGTCCTTTTTGCGCTAGTCTTAATAAGCGCGGGACTATAACCCGCCGCGACTCCCTGTCTCCGATGAGGTCGGACAACTCGTCTATGATTAGTATGTGTCTTCTTTCTTCAGGATATATTTTTTTAAAGGCTTTAAAATCATTAACCCCGGACTCCTTCATGCGTTGATATCGAGCGTTCATGACGTTAATTAGATGAGTCGTAAATGATACGGCTGATTGTTGACCGTAAACATCAAAACCGACATTGCACCAGTTCTGATATATATTAAACTCACACTGTTTACAATCAACAAGATATAAAAACGTGTGTTCATTTGATAATATTGACACTATTAGATTATGCAAAAACACACTTTTTCCGCTTCCTGTTGTCCCGGCTATGAGTAAATGACGCGCCGAGTCGAGATCATCAAGAACAATTTGCCCATTATTGAATCCGACTATAAAAGGAACTTTTGAATCCGAAAAATTTATATAGCCGTTATAATCCATATAATTATAAATAGTCTGTCCAGTTTTTATCCTGATATATACCCCGGATGAGTCTGTCATCAGATCGAGCGGAGTCCCCGTCGCGGCTTCAATATCAACAAGTCGAGTCTTTAACCGTTGAATCGTTGCCGTTGATCCTGTCGGGGTTAACTTATAAGAAGTAAACCCGCCTCCCGTGATTGTTTCTGTTATCTCATATGGGATGTTATAAAGTTGTAAAGCTGATTCAAGTTTCATTTTTCGCGCCTCCTTTCCATATCATTTAATATGAGGGTTTTTATATAACCCTGTTTGTTGTCCTGTTTTTGTAGATGATCGATAATTTTCTTGTCAGTGTTCTTATTAAACGCACACTTAAATTGATAAACATTTTCCGCATTGTGTTTTTTAACGGCTTTTCGATGTGATTCAATCTTTTCTTTTTCCGTCATTATTTCACCTTCTTTCTATATATAGTTGTCAATGATCGATACGGGTTACAGTCTCCCGGTTAACTCACATTATAAATGATAATAGAGTAAATGTACATTGATAAATATGCACAAAATGTACATTGATAATTTGGTGATATGGTATATTGTAAATATCAATGTACAGTGATAATATATAGACAGAACAAAACAAACAACACTTTATGGAGGGCAGGACATGAGAACAGATTATATCGAAACAAAAATGCAAGTGGTTTTTAACTTTGGCGGCGTTGCTTATGTATCAGTAAAACTTTATGACGGGATGACACTTGACGAGTGCATCAAGAGAAGATCGGAAGATATAGTTGGATATATCAGCGGCGGCAAATATCACGAAGTCGGGAAGGAGGACAGAGCATGACAAAAACCTATCTAATTATAGCAGACGGGGAAAAGGTCGGATATATCGACCTTTACCCGGATGAAGTCAAGATTTTAACAGACAACGGTATTATATTACAGGAGGTATGAACATGAAAAACAATACAGAATGGAAAAGTCAATATTTTTGCGGCAATAAAATAAGTGAGTATGGACTCGAAAATAATCGCGTAGATTATGCAACATTAGCAAAGTCATTTGATGCGGTTTTAAACAATAACATCATATCTGCGACGGGATGGGAGAATTGGGAGCAGGAAAACGGTTATATTGATAACAGTGATGAGATTGAAACACTCGAAGAAGAGCGCGAAAAGATCGAAGAGACGTTGACGGACATTGACAACGGGTTAACAGAAATTATTGACTCTGAAGAAGTTGACGAAATGCGCGAACGTTTACAAGAAATTGAAAACGAGATACATGAACTTGAAAACGAAAACAATCCAGAAATATTTCAGTATTTCATTATATCCGGCAACGGCGCGCAGATATTAGAAGACTATACAAACGAAATAGTATTTTACAATGATACATTAGATATGTATGTATGGGGCATTACTCACTATGGCACATCATGGGATTATGTTTTGACAGATATTAGAATCGAACTTGACAGCGCAAAGGAGGTATAAAACTATGAAAAAAATGATTGAATTATTAAGGAAGATTGAAGGACACACAGACAACGACACCATGATTGACTTAATAGGAGACGCAAGACTCGACATACTCGAAATATTGAAGAGTATCAAACACAATAACACAACAAGGAAGGCCGCGCTTGAATCCTATAAAAAGAGCATACCGGATCACCTGCAAAAAAAGCAGATACCCGAGTCGGGTGTATATGTGGACGGGGTAACGGCGGTTAATGTCAGGACACCCGGCGCAAGATATGACGAGGAAAACGACACAATAAAAATGATACTTCAAATCATTAAGAACAAAAAACCCGCCGATATGAGGGACTCGCTCGATTATCCGATAGCGGAGGCAAAGTATAACGGATGGCGACTCGGTGACAGAGATCATTATATTGTTGTAAACGGTGAGACATACAATCTGTCATTAGTCGCAAAAGTTTATAACATTTTGGCAGACTCCAAAGACCTTTACGGGGTCAGATGGGAGATCGAAACGGGAGAAGATAAACGACATCACGCGTTGATATTATCATCTAAACACGGACTCGGGGTTGTCCTTCCGTTTAATAACAGTATCGAAAGATTATACAATGTCACGCCGGGCGGCTCGTCATTGGATGAGATACAAAACAGAACAACGGAAGAGGCATGGAAAGAGGCAGAAAAGACAGCATAACATAATATAAGGAGGGTCAGAACATGAAACGAAATATAATACCGAGAAAATTTAGCAGGATGACAGCAAAACAACTTACAGAAAACAGCGGCGGCGCCGCGGGTGATTATTGGATTATATACCGGGACAACGGACTCCACGGTGTAAACCTGACAACAAACAAACAATATTATATCTTCGCGGATCACTTGAGAGTCCCGGAATTATGGCAGATAATCGGGATAGAATAGACAGATCGAAAAGAGGACGGGAACAAAACCCCGTTCTTTTTTTGCGCGTGTCTTGACAATAACGGCGGCACTTGTTATGTAAAGCCACCGAAGGAGGGCGAGAGAATGAACCTTGACGAGGACGGATATATAAACATTGAGTGGTATTTTAAAGCATCATGCGACATTATCGAACGGGCAGCGCAGGAGCGCGGGCAGGATATAACTAAATTGACAGCTAATGACATGACTCCATTATACCGCCGAGTCTATGAGGCACTCTTCAGACCTGAAAAGGGCAGAGGGCGACACGGTGAAAAGTGTAATATCAAATACTGCTCGGAAAATATATCACGTCTTATAACTTTATATACCGCGCTAGCGGGGGAGTATAACGTTCTTCCGAGTATGGAGGCACTCGAACTGCTGACAGGGATCGAGGACACGATTTTTTGCAAGCACGTTACCGATGCACGGAAACAAATCACAAAAGCGCGTAAAACATGGGTCCAGAACGGCTTATCTCAATTCCCTATAGGGATGGTAACGCTAGCTAATAACGATATAGAAACGGGTCTTTGCTACAACAGGCAGAATATCACAGACCGCGCGACAGTTAGTAAAGCACTTGATTTTAACGAACTTGTAAAGATCGGAGAAAAAAACGGGAACGTTTCACGACTTGAAGATACAAAACCACAAGATATTGTAGTTGATGATATAAAACCACAAGATATTGTAGTATAACTGTTCGCGAAAGATCACTTTATTGCACAGATGCACGGATAACCGCATAAACCCGGCGCGGCGTCCCGTCTCGGATGTATACCCGGGGGGTCTATGAGATCAGCGCGGCAGGGGGCGGGTTACCCCCGCAAATTCCGAAAAAACAAAAAGAGGGGTATACCCCCGAAAATATCAGTAAAACAGGGATTTTAACCCCAAAATCGGGAAAATCGGGGTATACCCTATTGGTTGAGGGATTTTAAGGCAATTTAAAGGTCAAAATTATGCGAGGGGTATACCCCGAAGGAGGAATTATGCCGACAAAGGACACAAAGATCATCACATTAAGAGTACCGAACCGGGTAGATTTTGGTGACGTAAATCTGCATAAGTTTATCACAAACCTTTACGATATGGTGAACTGCGGGGCGGTTGAGATTATGGATAATGAGTTAGTGTTGTCGGGTGCGAATTGTGATGACTGTCCATCAAGGGTGGCGCACGAAAAGGTAAAAGAGATATGCCACGACAGGAACATGAGTGAAAATCAATTTTTTCAAGCTGTAAGGCGGTAAAAATCAAAAATCGCGATTCGCTAACGCGAAGGGAGAGGGAATGAAACGCAGATGTGACAAAGACTGTTTTGCTAATGTAAATGGGAAGTGTAGTGCGCTAACGGAGGCGTACCGTGGGAAGTGTCCGTTTCAGAGGACAGACATCACGCGGGAACAGCAGTACGCAGACACGGTAAGGTACAATTCTTTGAGGTCAATATATGGCGAGTCTGAAAGACCTAGATAATTTAGTTGTGCAACTTAATAACCGCTATGACGAGTTAGGGTATCTGGATGAGGATTTAACGGATGCCTATGTAAAGTATGCGACCTTTGCGATATTCCAACTAAACGAATACAGATATGGGCGTGATTTAGCGAAAAGTGCGATAGAGAAGATAGAAACCACGGTAAAGAAAGCGAACTTCAAGGACATATGGCATATGGAACAGCAGATTTGGGGTATGCAGTCATATTTGCTTGATGGATTTTACGATCTTTGCCTGTTGAGGTCGTTTTGGGATCTTGAGTGTTTCATATTTTACATGGAGCGTGACAGAACACCGTCGAAGAGGTTTTATCTGCCGAGGAAAGACACACTTTATATAGTGGTAGAGGATTTGCAGGACTTGTCGAACCGCGTGATTAAGTTTTTGGGCGTTTCTCTTCCACCGCGAGTCGGGAAGTCCACTCTGTGTATTTTCTTTTTGTCGTGGACGGGTCTGCGGCGGCCTAACAGTCATTCAGCTATGGGCGGTCATTCAGGTGTCCTGACGAAGGGATTTTACAAGGAACTTATGAACCTGTTTGAGTCTGCGGAGTACCGTTTTGGTGAAATCTACAAGTTCTGGCATGAGAAAGAGCGAAAAGTCATCTTGGACAAGTCAGCGGAGGACTTGACTATCAATTTAGGCAAGCCGGACAGGTTTTCAACGATCACTTGTCGATCAATAGATGCGACATGGACAGGTGCGGTAGACGTTTCATGGGATGGAGTGCTTTATGTTGATGACCTAGTACGAGATCGTGAACACTCACTGTCACCTATTCGTATGGAGAACACATGGCAGGAATACTTAAACAAAATGGTTGACCGTAAATCAGGTTACAATCCGCAACCAGAGATACTCGATTTAGGTTTTGATATAGACCTCTGTTTTAACTTTGCGGGCGCGTGTGAACTAATGGTAGGTACGTTGTGGAACGTTTATGACCCGCTTTATAGGCTTGAACAGTTATATGCTGATGATCCGTTATATCGTTTCAGAAAAATCCCGGCACTTAATGACAATGACGAAAGCAATTTCAACTATCCTGTGAACGGATTCACGACTGAATACTACCGGGATATGCGCGAACGTCTGGATGAACCCGAATGGATGGCAAAATATCAGCAAGCCCCGTTTGTGCGTGAGGGTATCTTGTATAAACCGTCCGAGTGCAAGTATTTCCCGGGAGAGATAACCGAAACGGTCAATAAGGTTATCGGCATACTTGATCCTGCTGTCGGCGGCGGCGATTATCTGTCTATGATAATCATAGCCGATGGCAAGAAGAAATACGCTATTGATTGGGTATATTCCAAAGAAACGAAGGGCAAGACAATACCCGAACTTGTAGCAAAGATCAAATTTCACAACATATCCGAAGTCCACTACGAGCGAAACGGCATAGGCCGTGTGTTTGATGACGAACTGACGAAAGCACTGCATGAAGCAAACTACTTCAGATGCAAGATGACATCATTTGCCGCGCCGGAGGGAATGAGCAAAGAGGAAAAGATCATCGGGTATTCGGATTGGGTAAAGTCAAACATCTATTTTATAGACGAAACGGCAAAATCAACCACATACACGCGGTCGGGGCAGTACCAAACAGCGCTAAACCATACCTTCATATATACGTCTGTCGGTAAGAACAAGTACGATGATGCGCCGGATAATTTGGCACAAGTCGGAAGGGTGTACGAGCGGCAGAGGAACGGCACTATTGACGTGATATTGAACCCGTTTAGGAGGTAAAGTATGACTGAAGATACTTTGAATAGATGCTTAAAAGTGGCAGAAATGCACGATAGCGGAATGTCTTTTAGGGATATCGGGTCTGAAATGGGAGTGACGGGAGCAAGAGTTCAACAACTGTATTGTAAGAGCAAGTGGTTAGTAAAACAGAAGGAGAACATGGAATCTTTATTACTCGATCCTTATAACCTGATTGACTTAAAGGTTTATCGCAGACTTCTGTATGCTCTGCATAGACACAGGGGAGAATTAACAAGAGAAGATATATTGAGCATTGACCCGAGTGAGTTTATCAATTTAAGGGAGGTCGGGGCAGAAATGGCAAGGAGACTATGCGAGATTCAGGAAAGGTTATCAAATGAGGGTATAGTATGTACGATGATTTAAGAGAACTTAATCACAAAATCCAGAGGAAACAGGAGCATATTGACGAACTACGGGCGGCGTTGACCTCATTAAGTGCGCCGATAGGTGTAGTAGTGCAATCTTCTCACAGTGACAGGATAGCATCATTGACTTGTAAGATCATTGTGGAAGAAAAGAAGCTCGACAAGTTGATTGATAAGTATGCCGACCGCAAACATCAGGTAATGGAAGAGATAATGAGCCTGAAGAATGAGGAATGGCAGGAAATACTGTGTTTACACTACATTGAATACAAGTCATTGAGTGAAATAGCACAGATCATGGGGCTGTCGATAGACAAGGTAAAAAAAAGAAACGGAAAAGCGATAAAAAAAATACTTGACGGCACAGGCTAACTTTGCTATGTAGCAGAATGAAGTGTTATCTAGAGGCGCGATTTATCGTGCCTTTTTTGGTGAGAAGATGAAAGATATTAAACGTAACAGCAAACCTTTCAATGAGGTGTGTCACAATTCATTCGGGCGTGAGGTCATCTATACCAACGCGAAAAAGATCACTGAAGAAAACGTGGTAAAAGAACTGTCAAAAGCCTTGACAAAGCACAGACAGAACGCAGAAGAGATTGACTATTTATATAATTACTATATGGGCAATCAGCCCGTTCTTTATAGGACAAAGCAAGTCAGACCCGAGATCAACAACAAAGTCGTGCAAAACACGGCTTATTTTATTGTCGAAACAAAGACAGCCGACATAGCGAGTGAACCGATACAGTACGTTCTTCGGGGTACGGACGAGACAAAATCAAGAGAAATTTCCGACCTTAATGCAATTATGGAGAACGAGGACAAGGCGTATTCAGACATATGTCTTGCGCGTTGGAGGTCTATCTGTGGTACGTCATATAGGTTCATATCAAAGGATGACGGACGTTCAACTATCCTTGATGAGACAGACTTCAGAATAGATGTTTTAGACCCGAGGCTGACGTGTGTAGTCTACTACTCAAACAACCTTCCTGCATTTTCAATTCAGATCACAAAGGACGAGAAAAACAGGACGGTCTATTTTGTCTATACCCGTGACACTTGTTATCAGATTTTAGCAAACAAGATCATCGACAAGGCAAATAACGGCTTTTTAGCAATCCCGGTCATCGAATATCCGAACAATGAGAACAGGATTTCAGACATTGAGATCACGATTTCCTTGTCAGATGCAATAAATGAGATGTCATCAGACCGACAGGACGGTATTGCACAGTTTGTTCAATCGTTTATCAAGTTTGTCAACTGTGAAATGGATTCCGAAAAGTTTGCGGAACTGCGGCAGAGCGGGGCATTTATCGTCAAGTCAAATAACGGTGAGAACAAGGCTGATGTAGATATTATGTCATCTGAACTTAATCAGAGTGAAAGTCAGGTGGCAATCGATGACCTGTTTAACAAGTTGCTTGTCATTCAGGGCATAGCAAACCGTGAAGGAAATACGGGCGGTGACACACAGGGAGCGGTAAGTCTCCGAAACGGCTATCTGGACAGTGAAAAAAGAGCGGAACTGTCCGAACCGTCCTTTAAGAAAGCCGAGAAAGAATTTTTGCGTATCATCCTCTATATGATGCGGGTTAAAAATCAAACAACCCTTAACATATCGGATGTTGAGATCAAGATTTCCCGGTCAAAGATGGATAATATGTTGACCAAAGCGGAAACCATGAAGATCCTGCTTGAAAGCGGTATATATCCTGAAAGGGCTATCAAGTCTGTTGGGTTCTTCGCTGATCCTGAACAGGTGGCAATAGAAAGCCGCAAGCGGTTTGAAATCCTATATCCCGAGGAAGTCACGGAACAACAGCCGGAAACTACAGAAGAGATAGACGTTGTAAAGGAATGAAATGAAATTTGACGAACTCAATCAGCTTCAGAGGTTCTTTTCGACAATGGAGATCACCGATGAGGAAAAGAAAAAGCGGTGTGACCTTGCTTATGATTTGTATGATGCTATCTATTTTGTGTTTTCTCTTATCCGGGTTGAAAAGGAAGTCGAGGAACTTAATTTCGTTAGAAGTGCGTTAATGGTAGAACAGTACCGCGATACTTTAGAACGGCAGATAAAAGACGCACTCGAAGATAACAAAGTCTCGTATGAACCTGAATATGTCAGAAAACTTGTCGATGACATCATATCCAACCGTCCTGTGTTTGAAAGCATCAAGGACGAGAGGATAAAAGAGATCGTCGAAAAGGTGATGTCCGAGATTACGCCAGACCGGGACTTCAATACATACCGTGAAACCTTACAGAACAGGCTTACAGATGCCTTTATACAGAACGACATACCTTTAGAGGAAAGTTACGTTTCACAGCTTGTATCGGACTTGATAGATACAACAAACCGACACACAGATGATCCGTATTACCTGTCTAAAGAACGTGCGTTACTGATAGCGCAGAATGAAGCCAACACAGCAATAAACTATTCCGACTATGTATTTGCCAAAGATAATGGTGCAACACATAAGCGTTGGATAGCCGAACTAGATGATAAGACGCGTCCGGCACACGCCGAAGCGGATGGGGTGATTATACCGATAGATGATTATTTTCTCGTGGGCGGTGACACTATGAGATACCCGCATGACTACTTGAACGGCTCACCCGGTAATTTAATTAACTGTCGGTGCGTATGCACTTACGAATAATTCTTCATATGTTATACCTCAACAAAGCGGTATGTCTTTGCGGCATACCGTAAGAGAAAAGAACGTCCTTCGGGGCGTTTTTTATATAAAGCAACTATGCGGAAATAGTACAGCCTGTGGATGCAACCCACGAACAAAGCGTAGGCAGAAGGGAAAGAAAAATGATGAGTAGAGCAGAAGCAAAGCAGTTTTTGATTTCGTGTGGTATCGAAGAACCCACGGAGGAACAGGTAACAAACTACCTCAATAGTGTGCAGAACGAGGTCAAGAAGGCCGAGGACACGGCAAAGCGATATAAAGCTGATGCCGACAAGGTAAAAGACCTTGAAAAGCAGATTGAGGAAATGAACACGGCGAATATGACCGACCTTGAAAAAGCCAACAAAGCTACGCAGGACGCACTCAATCAGGTTGAAGAAATGCGAAAAACCGTCACGCAGATGCAACTTGAAAAGAGTTTGGCTGAAATCGGGATTGTTGGTGACGATGCAAGCGGCTTATTCAGTGAGGACGGACAACTCAACACCGAAAAATTAGGAAAGATCATAGAGAGCCGGGAAAAAGCGGCAGTAGCAACCTTCCAGAAGGACGCACTTGATAAAACCCCGTCACCGAACGGAAACAAGGGCGGTGAAGAAGACGGTGGAGAGGATGACAAGCCCTACAAAGATATAGTTGACCGTGTTACTGCCTCAAAGAAAGCGGAGACAGATGCGGTCAGCATTATTGACGCATACAAATAATTCAGGAGGAAAAAAGATATGAAGTTTTCAGAAACATCTATTTTAGGCACTCCCGAAGTGCTTAAAAGAAAACTTGGCGGCGAGTACATCAAAGAACTTGCTATTCATGCAAGTGCTTTCACGAATGGAAAACTCGCAGCCGGATCAGCGGTAGCGGCTGACGGTAAGAAGTCAACCGGGAATGGCTCTGATGTTTACGGTATCACCCTCAACGATTGCTATGAGGAGAACCCGAACGTTGCCGTTATTATCGCTTTCGCAGTCATAAACGGTGCAAACACCACAGCAACCACAAGCGACAGGGCGGCACTTACCGACCTTCGGTTTGAATAAGAAAGGGGGGAATAGGCAATGGCAAATTTTAATGATGTTTTTAAATCCCCCGCAATCGCGGCGGTTTATAAAGAAGCGGCTTCTAACAAGATACCGTATCTTGGAGCGGGATTTTTCCCGGCAAAGCAGAAGAGCGGCCTTAACCTCAAGTGGATTAAAGGCTCGAAGGGTCTGCCTATATCACTTGCACCTTCAGCATTTGATGTAGTTGCTCCTATCAGATCACGTCAGGGTCTTGAGGTCATCGATACAGAGATGGCTTACTTCAAAGAGGCTATGATCGTAAAGGAACAGGACATTCAGGACTACGAGTCCATAGTTGAGAGTTCACCCCTTGCTAGGGAAATCCTTGATCGTAACTTTGACGATGCAACAACCCTTGTTGACAGCGCACACGTTGTAGCTGAAAGAATGAGGATGAGCCTTCTTGCAAATGCAAACGGACATCCTTCAATCGCTATTTCGGTATCGGGTGGTGCTAACTACACCTACAACTATGATCCGAACAATAGTTACTCAACGAACAACTTCACAACGGTTTCCAACTATTGGAATGACCTTGATGATAGCACCCCGCTTGATGACGTATCAAACGCGGCAGACGCAGTAGAGGCGGCAACAGGCACACGTCCTACTATTCTGCTGATGAGCAAGGCTACACTCAATCTGTTAAAGCAGAATGAGAGCATACAGAACGCTATCCTTGCACAGAACGTAACGGCTAACGTCTACATGACGGATAACCGCGTCAAGGAACTGTTCTCTAACGAACTCGGTATCAACATCATCGTTTACGCTAAACAGTACAAGGACGAGGCCGGAAATACGAAGAAGTTCTATCCTGATGGAATGGTTACACTCCTTCCTGAAGGCACACTCGGAACTACGTTCTACGGCGTAACACCTGAAGAGCATAGATCAGACAAACTTGACGTTTCTATCGTTGACAGTGGTATCGCCGTTGCGGTTGAGACGAAGTTTGACCCGGTTCAGACGCTTACAAAGGTTTCCGAGATCGTTCTTCCTTCGTTCGAGAGAATGGATGAAACCTACATGATTAAGGTTCTTTCGAGCCTGTCATACTAATAAGGAGGTAGACACATGATTTTCCCTATAGAGGTTAAAAAGAATGGTGTCTACTATCCGGCGGGTACAGATGTACCCATGAGGAACAATAAACAGCGGGAGGCGAAAAAACCTCCCGTTGTTGATGTTCCGGGGAAAGTAGACGAGCCTGAAAAGGTTGAAATACCCAAAGGGCGTAAATACACAGAAGAAGAACTGAAATTGCCGTATATGAAACTCAAGAGCCTTGCATCACAGAACGGTATCAAGGTTGAGAAGTCGGCAAAGGCAGAAGAAATAAAAGAGTTATTGAGGGCATTATGACACTGAATGAACTGTCAGAAAAGGTGCAGGAAAAGGCACACATATACTTAACCGATTCGGGTAGCGAGATAGACGTATTCCCGGTTTCGATAGTTGATTTTGTTGTGGAATATGCAATAAACGAAAGCCATTTTCCATCGTCATACACAGAGGAACAGATAGCAACAAGGTTGTCCAGATGCGTAAGTGCTATGGCTATGGCCTGTGTAGAGGTCTATTCCCGGATGGGTGCAGAAGGTGAAAGAGCGCACAGTGAAAACGCTATCTCAAGGACGTATGACGGGGCATGGATCAGCACACGTCTGCATGATGTCCTCCCTAACTATGTAGAGGCAATATGATGCGTTGTCTATATCGGAATAAACAGACAATATACTATGCGTTGCTGATTGGCACGATGCCGGAATACAAACTCGACAGCGAAGGAAACAAGATAGTTGACTATGTAGACCCGGAGACGGGAGAAACCTATTACGTTGAAACGGGGAACAAGAAACTATATTACAGTCCTGCGGTGGAGTTTAAGGGTAATATAGCGTTTGCGGGTGCGGATTTGCTGCGACAGGAGTTCGGTATTAGTGACGAACATTACGAGGCGGTACTAGTGCTGAATAAAAATGAGATCCCGATAACTGAAACGTCCCTTATATGGTATCAGACAAGTCCGGCAGAAAAGATCATTGATGATGTAGCATATGCCGATGAGACTACGGCTGATTACAGAGTATTAAGGTCTGTACCTTCACTGAACAACGACAGATATATATTGGCGAAGGTAGTTAAATGAATTACAGAGTAAGCCTGAATGTGCAGGAATTAGACCGCTTGGCTGATTTCCTTGACGATTACGCAGACAGTTTTGAAGAAAAGGTCAATCTGTTTCTGAATAGATTGGCAGACAAGGCTATAGAGGTTGCCTCGGCAAACGGGGGTGACTTTGGACGTTTCATTTATTACTCAAAGAAACTTGAGGATGAGACAACGATTTATGTTTCAGCCACTTCAAAGCTGATTAAGACGGAATGGTATGCGGGGTCGAACACAAAGGAGACAAGATCAGAGGTCATATCCCCGTTGCTCATGGCTGAATTTGGTTCGGGTCATTATGCAATAGAAAACGAAAATGCCCCCGGATTAGGCGGTCAGGGTACTTTAAACAAGTACGGACACGCATTTGATGAAGATGGATGGTATTGGTATGCGGAGATGCCCCCGAAAGGTGATGCGACACCGATAAAAACCGCAAAGAGCGGAAAGATCAAGTATCACTCAAAAGGGAACAGACCCACACAACCTTTACATAAAGCGGTCATGGCTTGTATTCAACAAGTCACCGAAATAGCACAAGAGGTATTCGGATGAGTTCAGCATGGATTGATGACAGGATTGACAAGATTTTTTCGAGGGTAAAGCACAAGGTTACTAATGCCCTCAAGACAGTTTATCCCGACATCAATTTCACACAGGATGATTCTGAAAACACCTCTGCGCGATTTCCGACCGTGTATATGTTTTTCGACACTGCGGAGAGGATGACTACCCTTGACGGTGGGGCGATAAACAGCGTGTATATGACGATCAGAACGCAAGTAAGTGTTACCAAAACGCAAGGCAATGAAGCGGCGCGAAAGGTCAATACGGCGGTGCGTGATGAGGTAGTCAATCTCGGTTTTATTGCTTCGGGCAGTCCGATTCCAACAGTAGCGGGGGACGTAAAAGTAATAAACGCTGATTATCAACGGCTCGTTGGTTTCAACGATCCATTCTAACAGGAGGTAAAGAAATATGGCAGTAAATGAAATGGGTCTTTCTACCCTCGGTATTACCTTTGGCTATGCCGTTGGTTCAACAAAGCCCTCAAGTTTCACACAGCTTGACAGAATATCAAGCATCGGTGAGTTCTCAATCACGAACGAAACGATAGATGTTTCCTGTCTTGAAGATTTAACATCGAAATTCGTGCGCGGGCGCGGCACAATCTCGGACACTATTCCGATCGTCGTAAACTGGACAGATGAAACAGAGGCAGAGTGGGAGGCAGTTCTTGCCGCTTACAATGGCAGATCATCAGGTCAGACAATGTGGTGGGAGGTTATCGTTCCCGGCATGACAAAAGCGGCCTTCTTTAAGGCACAGCCCCCGACAGCACTTCCTATCCCTTCGATGGAACAGAACGGCGCGTTCACAAACACGATGAACCTTGTCGCTGAAGATTTAGTCGGATGGGACACTAAAGTGGCTTTTTAACACAGAACCTAGATTCGCTGGCTCTGGGTTCTGAAACGCTTACGCCAACATTCGATGAGGATGTGACGGAGTACACAGCGAACATTACGGATGCTTCGACATCTGTAACAGCAACAGCCGAAACGACAGGCGCAACGCTTGAAGTGTTCCTTAACGGCACATCCAAAGGAACAGGCACAACTACGGTAACGAAGTCTATTACATGGACTGCCGGAACGGACACCTTGCAAATCAAGGTAACGTGGCGCGGTGCTAGTAAGACTTATAAAGTTACAGTTACACACGAAACATAGCGTGAACAGGGCGGGGGAGACCCCGTCCTTTCCCTATGTGATAGCCGAAAGGCGGGGAAAGGAGAACAGAAATGACAAAGATGTTTGCGGTAAACGGTAAGAGTTACAAAGCTAAAGAATTTGATTTTAACCTCTTGTGCGACCTTGAGGAACAGGGATTGTCCCTTGATGACATCGACAAAAAGCCTATGTCACTTGTAAGGACGTATCTTTCATTTTGCGCCGGGATGACGAAAGAAATGGCGGGAAGAGAGATCGAGGCTCATATTGAACAGGGCGGCAAATTCAACGATGTAGTTGAAGCTATGTCCGATATGATGAAGGAGTCGGGTTTTTTTCGGTCAATCAGCGCGAACAAGGAAGAGGACGCAGGAGAAACTTTGCCGAAGAGTCCAAAGACGAAAAAAGCATAAGCGATTACCCCACGATACGGGAGTATTACGAACATGAGTGGATGCCGAAAGTCATGCCGCTAGGTGTTTCATACAATGAGTTTTGGGAACTTAACCCCCGTAAAGTAAATGTGATAGTAGACGCTTATAACGAGGCAAGGAAAGCCGAGATCAGAACGAAAAATATGCTTTATCACCTTGAAGGGATGTATTTTGCCGATGCCTTATGCGCAACAGTCGGTAATATGTTCCGGGGAAGAGGTCAGAAAGCGTTTGAATACCCGAAAGAACCTTATACGCTTGACCTAGAGTATGAGGACGGGTTAGATATGTCAGACGATGCCGAGCGCGATATAGCAAGGCAACGTCGCAATTTTGTAACACAGCTTAACAATATGTTCCGGGAATTAGAGCCTGTGGTAGAGAGAAAGAAGAAAGAAGATGCCGAACATTGATACCTTAACCATACAATTTGGTTCAAAAGGCACAGAAACAGCCGTAAAGAACATAAAGACAATGGCAACCGCCGTAAGAACTCTGTCCGGCAGTCTGCGCATGATGGACATGAGCAAGTTCGGAGAGTTCAGTTCAGGGATGGAAACTCTCAAGAAATCTGTTCCCACAAAATCACAGACAAACAGGATGGTTGACTTTGCCGATGCCGTATCGAAATTATCAGCGGCTATAGGTGCGTCCAATATCAGCGGTTTTTCAAACGATATGACAAATCTTGGTACTGCGGTGCAGCTGTTCAAGAAGTCATCCGTTAATTCTATCACAAATGCTGTTGCCGCTATGGAAACCATGAAGCAACAGGCAGAAAGTACGGCTAATGCTATAAATAGTGCTACACCTAAAAATTCGCAAAATCAGAGTGTGAACAACAGCGCGGATGCACTTGCAAACACAAAACAGATCATTGCATCCCTTGAACGGGTTCAGGTAAAGGCAAGTGGTGTCAAAGGTATCTTACAAAAAATGGGGCTAGTAGTACCTACAAAATCTTTCAAGACACTTGAGGAAAATGCGGAAAAGGTACGCAGGAAATATGATGAGGTACGACAGACCCTTCAAAAAGGATTAGAAGCCGGAAAGATCACAAGTGACAGCTCGGAGTATGCCAAAAAGATGGCAGAACTCGAAGGTCTTCGGAACAAATATAACGAACTGATCCTGAAACAGCGCGAGTTATCAAGGGAAGGAGGGGCATTTAAACTTGCCCCCGCATTGACAAAATCTATTGATATGCTCAAAGCGGGTTTCTCCAAAGTAGCAAGCATTATAAGAACAGGCGTATTATCAGCTTTTAGATCGATTAACAGTCATATCAAGTCGTTCACATCCCGTATTAAAGATGCGGGAAAATCATTAAAAAGCACGATTACAAGTGGCAATGCGGCAACAAAGGTTGCACACAAATTTGCTAACGAAATATTCCGTGTTTCCAAAATGCTTAAACTTATGATAACCCGTATGGCTCTGCGTAAGGTCATAGCCGAAGTCGGGGAAGGGTTTAAGTCACTCGCAGTTCACTCCGACACTTTCAACAATAGCGTTTCGAGCATGATGAACAGTGCAAAGCGGTTAGGTTATTCATTTGCCGCTATGGTATCACCGCTCATTAATGCGCTTGCCCCGGCTATTGTTTATATCATAAATCTTTTCACGAAGTTAGCGAACATAATCAATCAGGTGCTTTCTGTCTTTACCGGGTCATCGACTTGGAACAGGGCGAAAGAGTTCACCGATTCGTGGCGTGATTCGTTCGAGGACACAGCGGATGCGGCAGAGGATGCGGCAAAAGAGATCAAAAAGTCCGTTCTTGGTTTTGACGAACTCAATCAGCTAACAGATAACAGTCAGAAGTCATCTAACAAGAAAAAAGACGGTGGCATAGCTGATATGTTCGAGACAGTACCAGTCGATAGCAAGTGGCAAGACCTTGTTGACTGGCTGAAAAAAATGTGGGAACTCGGAGATTTTTACGACCTCGGCAAGATGTTAGGCGAAAAACTCCGTGATTGGCTTGAATCTATCCCGTGGGATAAGATCAGGGAAACAGCAAACAAGTTAGGAAAGAGCCTCGCAACCCTGATAAATGGTTTTGTTGAGGTTGAAAGATTAGGTTACGACATCGGAAAGACTATCGCACAGTCGGTCAATACCGTCTTTGAGTTCTTAAATGGTTTCGTGCGTAACCTTCATTGGGAGTCAATCGGTAAATTCATAGCCGATACTTTCAATGGATTCTTTGAAAACATAGATTGGGATCTGATAAAAGATACCGTCATCACAGGTATGCGCGGCATTGCACAGGCTATATGGGGCTTTATCAAAGAATTTCATTGGGATAATATCTCTGACTTCATTAAGAACGGCCTCGACACGATAGCAAAAGGCATAATCACATTCTTTGAGACACCCGGATATGATGACAGAGGTTTCAAATTAAATGATTCATGGGCGAAACGGCTCGGCAGTGAATTAGGTCATCAGCTTGCAAAAGTCTTTGAAGATAAGGAACTGTGGCACGAAATTGGTCAGGCAATGGGTGACATGGTACAGGGTGCTATTGATTTTCTTTCTGGATTTGTAAAAGAGATCAAGGTCAATGATGTTGTGGATTCATTAACCGAAATGGTTAACGGATTCTTTGAACAGGTTAATTCACAGCAAGCGGGTGAGACTTTAGGCGAACTGCTACAAAAATTATATGACATCATAAAAGGTTTTTGGACAGGGAATAAAGATACCTTATACGGTGAAGCCGCAAGTTTCTTCAGCGGGTTCTTTAGTCAGGTTGACACCGAGCAGATGGCGGCAGATGCTATAGCGGTTCTGTCGTGGGCGGCTAACTCACTGATTAATTTTTGGAGTGAGTACGGTGATGACATACTGACCGCTGTTAAAGATTTCTTTACGGGTCTTTGGGATAAGATTGATAAGGAACAACTCGAGTCTGACCTGAAAGAGATCATACACGGCGTGACAAAGGCCGCAATATTGATAGGTGTTGGTCTTGTCGGTGTTGAGTTGGTATCATCCGCAATATCCGGCCTGTTTACAAAGATTGCCGTCAAGAAGGCTATTGAAAGTGCTTTAGGCGGTATGTTAGGCGAAACAATAGGTAGTGCAGTGACTACTGCGGCGGCAAGTGAAACCGTAATAGGCAGTGCAACGGCGGCGGGTGCTTCAATAGCCGCAACTATAGTAACAGGGATAGGGGCGGTATTAGCCGGAAACCTTGTTATTGAGGGCGCACAGAGTATATGGTCGTGGGCTATCACGAAGGGCATGGAAAGTGCCGGGTATGACGAGGCTGAAATAACTAAAGTCAAAGAGGACTTACAGTTCCTTGAGGATCGTTATGATGGCTTGAGCGGCAAAATACAGATGCTCAAAGATGCCTTTAACATGGACGAACTTGAACTTCCTTCAGAGGTTAAACAAAGTTATGAGGATTTAGGTATTGTCGTTGAGGACTTGCGCGTACCTGTTATTCACATGAATGATGACGTAAAAGAAGCACAGAACACGCTTTCCGAAGCCTCTAACACATACAGAGACTATGCAAATGACATAGCAAAGGCGGCAGATGAGTCCAGAACAGCGGCAAACGAAGTCAAGAACACAGCTTCGGCAATAAAAGAAAACAATGAGGCTATATCCGGCCTTGTCAAGACAACAGATGAGGGAACAAAGTCAACGGCAAAGTGGGTTGATGAACACAGAAAGTCTAATCAGGCATGGAATGACTTGAAAAATTCAACAAGTCAAGCGACCGACACCACAAAGAAAGGCAAGTCTGCGATTGATGAGGTTACAACGAGTATTGAAAAGAATACCGGGGCAATCCCGAAATTCACTCAAGAGCAGAAGAACATAATTGATAGTTTCAATGGTGTATCGGAAAGTGGAAAAGACCTTGCAAAAACCTTGAACGAAAACTTTGAAAGTATCTTTGATGACAGCAAGGTTGTCACAGAGGACATCCCGAACGATGTCTCAAACGCAAGTAAAGAGATTATCGGAGTAGAACAGGAACTTTCAAAGACAACAGATGACACTATGAGAGACATTAAGAAATCTGTTGAGGATAACATGAACGAGGTAGACAAGACGTTTGAGACTATCAAGAAGGGCATGACAAAGGAACAATGGACGTTTCAGGGTGTGGCTGATGGCTTGGGAGAAACCTTCAGACGTGCAAAGGAAGCTATCAAGCGTGAATGGAACGAAATAGCGGAAACCCTTAACGGTGAGCATGAAGTAGCATCGGAAACAATCAAGATAGACCTTCCGACATTTGCCCGTGGGGGGTTCCCGGAGGACGGGCTTTTCTATGCCAACCATAACGAGTTAGTGGGATCTTTTAGCAACGGCAGAACAGCAGTAGCGAATAACACACAGATTGTCGAAGGTATCTCAAGTGGTGTCTATGGCGCGGTAGCAAAAGCAATGGCACAGAACAACGGCAATGGCAAATATATCAGCAACACGATAGTTGTTGACGGTGAGGTTATTGCAAGAACGGTAACAAAAGCACAGGACAGACAGAATATGCGGTTTAGTCCGACAATGGGGTGATGATATGGCATTTACATTTAACGTGAACGGGTCGGCAGTAAAGACCCCGAGTAAATTCGGGTGGTCGTTATCCGATGTGTCTGCCGCCGACAGTGGACGTACAGAGGACGCTTTAATGTATAAAAATCGCGTTGCCACTAAAGAAAAGATCGAACTTGAGTGGTGGGGCGTAACGACAAGCGAGGCATCTGCAATATTAAACGCTTTTGCCGATGAATATTTTCAGGTGACGTATCATTCCCCGTTGACAGACGGTGACGTTACAAAAGAGTTTTACCGGGGTGATGCAACCGCGCCTTACTATTGGTGGGTAGACGGTGGACGCATGGAGAACGTGGCATTTTCGATCATTGAGAGATAAGCATGAAAACAACAAGCGCAACATTTAAACAAATACTTGCAAACAAAGGCGCGAGGGAATATGTAATTAAGATTTACCTTAACCTTGCGGATGGGACAGCACTGACGCTAACCGAAGCTGACATTTGGTCTGATACCTTTTCGATTGACACGGCCTCAAGTGGAACATCATCACTTGACATCGGTACGGCTGTTATCGGACAGTGCAAATTCACACTGAATAATATCAACGGTGACTATGATGATTGTGATTTCTTCAATGCCGAAGCTACGGTATGGCTTGGTCTTGTAGGTGACGAGTCGGGCGGCACACAGCAGTATTACCGTATGGGATTTTTCACGGTAGATGAGCCTAGCAAAGCAAACGGTCTTATCTCACTGACTTTGCTTGATAATATGTGGCTGTTTGATGTGCCTGTTGCAGAGGCCGGAGTAACCTTTACAGACGAAAGTACGGCAAGGTCTATCATCAATACGATGTGCAGTCATGTAGGCGTAACTTTGGCAACACAGAGTTTTCACGGGTACGATTTCCCAATAACATCTGCGCCGGAAGACATTGACGAGATGAACTGCCGCGAACTGCTTCAGTATATCGCTATGATAGGGTGCAATTTCTGTTTCATTGATGACAGTGGTGCGCTTAATTTGAAGTGGTACAACACAAGTGCGACAGCGGCACAGACGGTAGTATTTGACCTTAATCAGTCCACATCCTTCGGAACAGAGGATATAACGATCACAGGTGTTAAGTTTGTCATAGATGACACGGACTACACAATAGGGACATCAGCATACAGACTTACGCTTGAAAACCCGCTTGTAAATGCTGATAACGTAAATTCCGTTTTAAACTCGATATGGGATATTTTAGAGGGTTTTACACTTCGGACATTTAATATCACCACGGCAAGCGATTTAAGTGCGGAAATAGGCGATAGATGCAAAATAAAGGACTATAAAGGCAACTATATATATTCATACATAACCTTAAACAGTTTCAAACTTGCCGCACACCTTTTACAGTGTAACGCAGTACCGCCGAACAGAACCTTGATAAAGAGATATTCAAAAGAGGTCAAGGCGGCTGTTGAGGTTGCAAGAGAGCAGTCGATACAACTTATCTCGACATACGATCAGGCAGTCCAGAGATTGAACAGACTTGTTGAACAGTCAATGGGAGCGTTTACGGACTTTGACAAAGCACCGAACGGCGGCAGGATATTTTATATATCGAATATGCCAATAACTCACGATGAAGAAACGGGCGAGTGCGTATTTGAACAAGACTCGATAGTATTCAGAATGGCAGGAGATGTCTTTTCTGTCTCAAGAGATGGCGGCGAGACGTGGGTAAATGGTTATGACCCTTCCACGGGTGAACTTGTTGTAAACGTCCTTAATGCAATCGGTATCAACGCTGAATGGATAAAAACAGGCACACTTACTGTTGGCGGTTCAACAAGCGGCACACTGCATCCGACTATCGAGGTTTACGATATTAACGATACGCTGATTTGCGAGATTAACCGTAACGGTATCACGATGCACCAAGGTATTATTTCAAGTCCCGACTATGCGGAAACAGCAGAGTCAGCCCCATATTCAGTTTCGGGAATGAAAATAGATGTACTGCATGAAGAAATAAAAAGCCCCGATTTTGCATTAGATTCAACAGGAGCATACTTTAGAGGCGAAATCCTTATCACAACAGA